AGTACCATCAGCAAACATAACATAATATGGACCAACACCAGTAGTTGTGTCTGTTACTGCTACGTTGTTTGCATTTGTTGCAGTGGTAGCAGTTGTTGCATTACCAGATAATGATGCTGTAACTCCTGTTACTGCAATCTGTGCTGTTAATGCTAAACTATCGCCAGTATCAGTTGTTGTTAAGTTGCTAGTACCTGCACCAGAGCCTGCTAAGTCTGTTACTAAGTTACCATAAGTAACAAATTTGCTAGCGCCGTCATTGATAAAGAATTGATCAGTGGTTGCTAAATCTGTTTTTGCAGTGGTAGGGAAAATTGCTGTTGCAGTTACACCTGTCAATCCTGCACCATTACCTTGGAATGAACCAGAGAATGAACCAGATAAATTTGAATTAGCACCAGTTAATTGAATAGATGTAGCACCGGTAATAGTTGTACCATTATCAGTTAAACTAGCATTTGTTAATTGACCATTACCAGAATCCCATTTTTGTAAAACGTTGTTACTTAAAGAGCCCGCATTCTTCAATGCAACGGTTTGAGCAGTACCACCATTGAATGTAAACGCAGTAATACCCGTACCTTGAGTCAATGATGCTAATGTTGTAGCATTCGTTACTCCCGTTAAACCAGCTCCGCTTCCTTGATGTGATCCTGAAAATGAACCTGATAACAACGTTGTTGCTGGTGATGTTGTAATTTGTTGATTAGCACCAACATTAACTTGACTTAATATCGCGGCTGATCCCGAGACTACTACCTTTTTCCATTCTGCCATGGCAATTCCTTATTTTCTTTTATTTTATTATAAATATTACAATGTTTTGTTTTCTAACTCAATCCGATAAAAAAAGATCCTGATGTAAAATACATACCACCGTTCGGTGCTGGACTAGTTAGTTCTACACTTTGTGTTGCTAATACTATCACACCACTTTGTGATACTGTTAATATGTTATTACCAGCAAAATTTTTTATTATAAAAATGTCATTAACATTGCTTTTAATTTCCAATGACCCAGTAATTACAGCACTTCCACTAAATGGAAATGTGCCGCCTGTGGTACTATTAAGGGCATATGATGCAGTTACTGCATAACTAGAAGATATATTATATAAAGAGCCTGTCTGTAACTGACTTGGTTTAAATTGTCTTCCCATTACGACCATCTCCCTTTAACAACAACTGTATCACTTGATTCGATAGGATATCCCAATATTGCAGTGTCAAACGTAATTGTTTGCGTGCTAGAACTAGGTATCCAACTATATGCAACTTTATCAATATATTGTCCATTAATATAAACGTCAAATTCATTGACAGTTGCTAACATAGTTGTTACAGGATTTGTTGCAGCTGAGTGTGCTATTGTTACAGTACCACTTGAGACATATGTTGCTATTTCATCAGTTAAATTTGTTAAATACAACATTGTAGTTGCATCTAATGTTCCGCTACTTCCGCCGCTAATTGTTGCTGTGCCTCCATTCGTAATAAATTGTTGCATTTGCAATATCTTAGCAGGTACCGTTGTAGTAGCAAATATATTTTCTGATACATCAACGTTAACATCGAATACAAGTTTTTTAACTGAAAACATTTTATGCAATGTTGATCGTCTAGCTTCTTGTTCTGACAACAATGTACCTAATACCGTTAAAGGTATAGTTGCTCGTACTAAACGATCTTCCCCAACTGTATTAACAGTTTCGAAACTAATTTGTCCAATCGTTGTAGAAAATTTATTATTTTCATTACCCCAAGCAAATCGACCATATGGTAAAATTTGATCAATCAATGAATTCATTTGTGCGGTAAAATCACACCATACCATCATATCATATTCAATAGTAACATATTTAGGAATATCTACTACGTATATTTTTTCTGATTCTTGCGGTACATTTGTTGGGATAGGAAATAAATCATCTTGGTATCTATTTCGTTCATTGAATTTTGTTTTATAAACTCGTACGTTTTCAGATTGTGGTCGATTTACATCCAATGTTTTCATTTGATCACGTTCTGCTACGCTATTTCTTTTTAACATGATGACCGGAGATTGAAGCATTCCTTTTTCATCACGCAAATATCCTAAACGACGTACGTTATCCCATTTCTCTCCACTTGCAAAAATTACAGGGACTGATATTGTATCATCTTCTGTAATTAGTTGAGGTTGTATTTCATTTTCAATAAACCACTTAATTGCATAATCAATATCATAAGTAGTTCGTTTTGGAGTACGAATAACATCATCATCTCTGCGTTCTTGATATGCCCGATTCAACAATAGATCGTCAGTCAATCCTTCCGTACGGTTAGGATTAGGCTTATTTGTTTTTCGATCTATGTCCTGTCTATTCAGTCTAGGCATCAATATCCTTTATATGCAGGTGAATTATTATCTCCGCCTCTTCTTATATTTTTAATACCTTGCGGTGTTTGTCTTGTTGCGTGTGCGTCACATATTACCGATACACTATATCCGTGCTGTGATCCATTAGGCCATGTCTCTGGATTTTTCCCTACAAAATATTGATTTGCATCAACATTGTCTAATTCATAATATTCATTGTCCCAAAATATAATATCTCCAACTTCTGGATAAAATGAAGCTCGTTCTAAAATATCTCTAGATATTGCAAATTGTCCGGTACGTGTATATGTATGACCATAATCATCCATATTTGCCGTTTTTGTTTCTTTAGTAATCAAACACGGAATTAAAATAGAATTATAAAATGATTTTGCTTCAGATTCGCCATATATATTTGAAGCGCTTTTTTCAACAACCAATTTAAAAAATTCTATTTCAGTATCAATAATAGCATTAATCAATTCAGAATTAATTGCAGCTAAAAATCTTGCATCTCTAATACCACCAAACAATGCCATATGTCTCTCCTATCCAATGTATATTTTTAATGGTACTTTTGCTAACATTTCATTCATTTGCGTTGCTTCTGAATTTTGACGAGTCATCATTTGTTCCTTAGTCATCTTATCTAAGAATTCACGCAATTGTGTAATTAATTCTCCTTTTTCGGTTTGACCTTGTGATACTAAATCTGCTCCATTTAGTGTTACTTCACCATTTGGAATAGGAACGCTTGAATATTTATTTCGTACGTATCCTAACATTTCTTTTGTCAAAGCAATACCATATTTAATAATCCACGCACGCCCCATATCATTAATTCTCCCGTAGGTTTGATATGTATATGGTATATTTGATGCGTCCGAAATTACATTGTTTAAAAGTGCGGTATTACCAAATAAAACGCCTTCGTTAGTTTTTTGTGTATCAAATATAAATTCTACATATACTTTTGAAAAGAATGGCGTTGCAGACGTTGAACCAGTACCAGAAGTTGGCACAGGCCATATTTTTATATCATCACCATGTATTTCAAATGTATAATGAGACTTACGTACTTGATCATTAAATTCAATTGATTGCAGTCGGAACAAGTCGGCATTAACTGGCATCATCATGAATGATATAGATGGTGAAAATCCTCCAAATCCGAATGAATCCAATAATTGTTGCGAACCTAATCCAGTTCCAACAAATGGGTCAAAGTATCGTACAACTGCCGGTGGAGCATTGTGAAGTACTCGTTTTACTTCAACGGAACTAGTTGTTACTGTAATGCCCAATGATTGCGATATTGCAGCTTTTAAACTATATGTTTGTTGTCCAGGTACCATATCAATAGCAAGTGTTTGCCATTTTATATTTCCACCACTATCTGCTTCAGTACCATATGCTTTTGAAAGTTTAGTAATATAGCCAAACGTATTGCCAACTAAAGCACCTGTCAAACTAGAACCACTTAAAAATGATGATCCTGTGTTAACACCTAATGTATTGATTAAATTGTTAACAATGTTAACTTGATTAACTTGATTTGAATATTCAATTGCAGCTGCTTCGAACGCCGTATAAAAATTTATATCTCGAAGCTCAACATCCATAATTGGGTAACCCAATTGTTGTGCAGCTGCTTTTGCAAACTTATCAGCATGGTTCTGGAATACAGAATCTGTATCAAAAAATCCAAATGGTGTTGAACCCGCTGAAAAAGACGAACTTCCTGGCCAAATTGGTTTATTTTCACTGTAATCCATTACTTATCCTCTTTATGTATAAATATCAATACGTTTCATTTAGAAGTTTTAAAATTTCATTTAATGATTCATGTCGATGATTATCTGTTAAAATGATTTCATTAACATAATGTGATTTTGTTAATTTCGGAACTTCATGAACTGCTGAATCATTTGAAAATTTTAAATCTATTTGATACCGGTCTCCTGTAAGTATCATGATACTGTCTTTGCCTAATCTAGATACTACCATTTGTAATTGTTGTTTTGTTAGATTTTGAAATTCATCTACAATACAAATTGCATTGTCAAATGTACGTCCTCTAAAATGTGCTAAAGAAACTAATTCAATATTTTCTTCCTTTTCCATTTTATCTAGTATCTCTGGTTTATTATAAACCTTGCGCATATTGCTACGAATTGGAACTAACCATGGATCCATTTTTTCTTGCAATGAACCTGGTAAGAATCCATTATCTTCATTTGATACAGTAGGTCGTGTCATGATAATTTTATCAATTCTACGTTTAAAAAACATATCTAATGCAATCTGAACTGCTAACAATGTTTTTCCTGATCCCGCTTTACCTAATAAAAAGTTAAATGGCGTTTCAATAATTTTAGCTTTTGCTTGTTTTTGTTCTTCTGATAACGTTACTGAAAATTTAATATCAGTTTTTGGTGGAGTTTTCTCCTTGTTTGTTATAGACATAAATAACCTTGTTAAAATTAAAATAATTTTGTAAGTGTAGATTCTTGAAGTGTCATGTCTTTTAGAGTTTCAATTTTCCCTAAACATGCTTTTCGCAATGCTAAATATGTTTGACGTGGCGAGTGTGGTGTCATAACTTTAATAGTTACTAATTCTTTATCAGGACCTAGGTCTTGTTCAATATGAACCATTAATACTAATGAAATTGCTCGTATACGATCTAATACATCAACTAATCGTCCATCATATCGAATAATGGATTGCATTGAATATTTGTTATGTGGAACTGCCATATTAATTTCTTTTTATATAAATATTCAAACAGTAAAAAAGGGTGACCGAAGCCACCCTCTCTTATTACCTTAACTAATTAAATCGTTAAATAATTAATTCAAATAACTATTAAATAGTATCTAAACCATGAACATATACTTTTCCGTAGAATTCAGAACGAACTACTTTCTTCGCGTAACGTGTCATGACACCTTTACGTGGAGTGAAGTTAACTGGATCATATACTAATGGAGTCATGATAAGTGGAATATAAGGACTAAATACAGCTCCTGTTTCAAGGAATTGTGATCCTCTGAAGCCCATTAGAATTACATTCTCTTTCATGTATGGGTTTTTGTAAACTGTGTAACGATTATTGATTGCACCAATTTTTTGTACACCTGCTGCAAATTCCATTTTAGTACCATCTGTATCAGCTGCAAATCCTGGGATAGACTCAAGGATTGTTGCTACTGCTGGACTTGTTACTAAGAAGTTAGCACCACCACGCAATGTTTTTTGGTGAATTTTATTAGATACTTTTTGAAGTTTAGTACCTAAAGTTTGGAACCATCCACCTTGTGTATTATAGAAACCATCTCCTAAACCTGCAGTAGCTACACCAGCTGCTAAAGTTGAGAATGCTGTTCCGTTCCAAATTGTATTGTTACGAGCTGACCAATACTCAGTTGTTGGCGCTGCTGCAATCAACATATCCAAGATCTCTAAGTCGATCTCCATAGATACATACTCAGACAACATTGAAGTCAATTCAGCTTCAGCATCAATTGAATGGTATGCATTTAAGTCTTGTGCAAACTCTGGAGTCCAAACTGCTTTCAACTTACGAGTCTTAGCAACGATTGGTTCAGAGTGCATTTCCAAGTTAATTTCTGGAATATCGATATCGTAGTTATATCCATTTCCGTAACCCGTACGAGCGTCTTCAAAATCACCACGTGTTACATCAGTTGGTTGTTTGCTGTACTGTAATCTTACTGTATTAGCACCAATTGATGAACTGATGAATGCTGCATTTGCACTTGTAACAACGAATGATGCAGTGTAATTGCTTGTAATTGAAGAAAATGCTTGAACAGGAATGATTTCAGTTGAACCTGACAAGAATGTAAATGAACGAACTGCATACAAATCTGCATTTGTAGGAACGTTAACAGTTACCATTCGATAATCACTTGATCCTGAATAAACTGAATCAGCATTAACTTGTGCTGCAGTTGGAATAGATCCAGTTGCTGCTGTTACAATACTTGCTGTTTCGTTAATTGAATAACCGAAACGACCAGCACCATAAAGACCTCCTGATGGATCATTTGATGTTGTAGTAACACCAAACATTGAGTCATCAGCGTTAGGAGAACCAAATGGATCACCTGTACGGTTCAAGTTGTCACTATCAAATCCAGGTTGAGCTGTACCATATTTAAAATCTAAATAGAAAATAAGTCCTGATGGTAAGTTCATTGGTTGAACTGATACGAATTCTTTTGCAGCAAACTCAGCAAAAATACGACGTACCAATGGAAGTGCTACGCCTGCCCACTCTTCAGATCCTGCTGCTACACCCGTAGATGAAGCTTCTTTTACTAATTGACGTGCTTGGTTTTCAAGCAATTGAGCCATTCCGGCTTTTTCTGTTTCGCCTTTAAGGCCTTCTAATAAACCTGTTTTTTCCCACTTAGATGCCAACGCTTTAGCTTGGTTTCTTTGTACGAAATCATTGGTTTGTAATAAATTTGAAATACTCATGATTTCTTTTCCTTTGTTTTGTTTTGTTTTACAATAATCCTGCTAATTTTTTCCAACGATTTGCTAATTCAAATCCTTCAGATAAAACTTGTGTTGATTCTTTTGCAGGCGCAGTTGTTGCTGTCGGTTTTGATGCATAAGATTCTTTAACCACTCGTTTTTTCATTGTAGGACGTTTAAATGATTCAGCCAATGTTGTAAATACTAATTTTACTTCTCTTGTATTACCAGCTCTATCAAAGTTTTCAATTACTTTCATTTTTTGATTTTCTGATAATTCAAAATTGCGGAACAATTTGTTTGTGTAAAGAAGTTTTGCATTTAAAAGATTCACTTCAGAAAGAATACCTTTAAGTTGATTTACAGTAGCATAAGCTTCTTCTAAATCTTTCTTCATTGCTTCTTCAACAGCTGGTGCTTCTTCTTTTTCTGCTGGCATTTCTGCTTCTTCTTCTTCACGAAGGATAGCTTCAATGATTTCATCAATTGATTCGTCTACTGGCATTTCTTTTTCGTCCGCTGCATAATCATCACCTTCGTGAATCTCATCGCCGTCAGTACCAGCGTCTGAATAATCTTCCTCATTCAAATCACCTTCTAACTCACGAATGATTGCTTCTAAGTTTAGATCTTCGTCATCTGCACCATATTCTGCATTCATTTCGTCATTACCCATTGGTTGATCCTCAGCTGGCATTTCCATGTCCTCTTCGTCTTCACCACTCATTCCAATTTGGAAATCGTATTCATTTCCGCCAACTTCTGCAGATAACGTATCATCTGTCCAATTAAAGTCGTCTTCCATTCCTTCGTCACCCATTGGTGCTTCTTCTTCTCCTGCTGCTAGATCCATTTCTGGGTCTTCTACAGGCATTTCTTCGTCTTCACCCTCGATTTCATTTGTTAGTTTTGTAGCTAACATTCTTTCTAATCGTGGAGCAAAGGCTTCTTGTAAAGCAATTTTAGCGTTAGCTAAAGCAGTTTCTTTAACAGCTTTTGCGTCAGCGATTGCTTCTTTTAGCAAGTCTGATTTTGCCATTGTTTTCTCCTTAAATTTGTTTTTTGGAAATAAGATTATTCGGAATCTTAATAGAAATATAAATTACTAGACATTATATAGGAAATAATGTATTTACAAATAAATATGTGCATGTTTGAAAAACCAGTAAAAAAGCCCTAACTTTTTTAGCTAGGGCTTAATTTTGTAAATTAAAAAGAATTTCTATCTTTAATTTTTTGAATGAATTGTGCGTCTTGAAGTTGTTTTCGCCTTTTAACAGATCCTTTAATAAATTCTTTTCGATCTTTTGTTTTTTCTAATACTTCTGAATTTTTAATTTTTCGTTTCCATATCTTAAGAGCAAATGCTAAATCTTCTCTTAAGGAACCTACTACATTAACTGCTAAAGAATTACCGGGGACAATTGTTTGATGTTGTTTTTGTTTTTTGTTCATATAACGTTATTAAATTTTTCTTGATACAATTTGTTGTGGTGATGTTGGTGCTGGAGCTTGTTCTCCTCGTACATTAAATCTAAAATGTTTAAGTTCTGGCATTTGTGCTAAATATCCCTGAATCTTTTGTGATTCAGTTCCTGGATCTTCTCCCAATCTAAAATAAAGATAAACTACTTTTCCTGTTTTTGCAATTTGTTTTTTAACTAATGTAATTCCTTTTTTCGCAGTCCATTGTTGTATTTCATTAGTAACTCTAACTGCATCAGCTGGATCGCGTAAAACAAATTCTACTCCGCCTCTGTAATCAGTTATGTTGTTAACTAATTTTGCTTCGTCAACTTCGCCTTCTAAACGAACATCAACGCCTTTACTAGTTAATTTTTTAATATCTTCAGGTTTAGCGTCTTTAGGCATTTTTACAGCACCAGACCCCATAGGAGTTGATTGTTCTGTCAATCCGAAAAAATCTTTATATAATTTTTTAAATACGCTCATTATCTTACCTATATTATAATAATTCTTTTTTCAATATCCAAATTATTGAACATCAAAATATCTGTTTAAATGTTGACCAATGTTTTCATAAGCCATCGCCATTCGGTCTTGTGCTTCTTTTAAAGAACGAGCTGCATCTTCAAAATCGCGATAATCTTCATGCATTCTTTTATTGCCTTTTTTGTGTGCAACATTTGACATCCAATCATCACTTTCAGTCATAACACGCTCTGCACGTTCGACAATATTTTTAACACGTTCAACAAGTTCTTCTAAATTGCCTTTTCCATATACAGAATCACCCAATGCTGAAAAGTTTGCAATTTCTTGTACAAATGCTCGTTTTTCATCCTTAGACATTGGTTTTGGTTGATCTTCTAAAATAGTTTCTAGAATAAATTTTAAATTTGGTGTTGCCATTATATAATCCTACATTTGCCATCATCACATAAAATTGATGTAATAATGCTGTTTACTTTGCCGTATTTGTTTGGTTGTATATTTTTATTAACTGATTCATGCATGCTCGTAGGCCGCATAAAAGCCCCTTGTGTAGAAGGATTTGATACGAAGTCCCAACATATCAATTCAAAGTCTTCTTGTACTTCTACTACGCCCTCACTACGTAATTCTTTAACAGAACCTAAACCACGAGATGATATACCTAAAGTAATACCTGCTTTAAAAAGTTCTTTAAGAATTTTACCAGATGGTGTTTCTAGAATTTGTACCGCGCCACATAAATCATCGCCTTTCCACCAAATTTTAAGAACGTTGTGTGAAACGTTATTTAAATTGACTACTGACGATTCTGGATGATCTAATTCACCTAATGCTCTATGTTGGCTAATATATTCTTGTTGATATCTTTTACATTCTCTTTCTAAAATGTTTCTAGGATATATTCTACCGTTTTGATTCTTTGCTCCTGCACGCTGCAAAATTCCTTGTACAACAAAACCACCAGGTACGCCATATGCATCGCCAGATGATTCTGACAATGTTCCCATCGGCTTAAATGGCATATATTCTACGATAAGGTTTTTTGACATACTATTCTCCTAATGCTCTTACTCGTTCTGATATTTTTGTTAATCGTTCTGATATTTTTACTAATGCTTTATCTGCTGCGTTGCCAATTCCCATTCTAGATAAACCTGATTCAGTTTTTAATCTTGAAGTATGGTTAACTAATGTTTCAATTTCTTGAAGTTTTTTTGCTACCTCTTTAATTGTATTTTTAACTTTTTGTTCCGGCGTTAGTTTCGAATCACCTGTTGCAAATGCTCTATATGATTCAATAAGTTGTTCATACTTACGATCCATTGCTTCGTGAACTTGCATAT